TGACCGTCCTGCTGAAGATCGTAGGGTATCGGAACAAAGCGAAGACCTGGACTCCTACACAAAACGGGTTCGTAAGAAAATCAACAAGATGCAGGCGGAATTCCATGAGGAACGCCGTCGCGCAGAAGACGCTCAAAGGCTGTCGGACGAGGCGGTCATGCATGCAAAACGATTGCAGCAAGACAATGATCGTTTGTTGCAGATGGTGTCCGAGGGACAAAAAGTCTTGGAGCAGCAGGCAAGAGATCGGGCGAATTTTGCTTTGGCAAACGCGCAGACAAACTACAAGAAAGCTTATGAAGAGGGTGATGCGGAGCAAATAGCAAAAGCTCAAGAAGCAATGACTAATGCACAACTTCAACAAGCGTATGCGCCAAACATTGGTAATCAGGTTTTACAGCAGGCTAATCAGAACTATCAAACACAAATGGCTCAACAGCCAGCACAACCGCAAGTTCCGCAGCCCGACCCTAAAGCGGTCAGCTGGCAGAAAGACAACGTTTGGTTTGGTTCAGATAAAGAGATGACCAGTACCGCGTATGGGGTACATGAAAACCTGGTTTCACAGAATATTGATCCAAGGTCTGATGAGTATTATCGGCGTGTGGATAAACGTATGCGTGAGATCTATCCTAGTTATTTTAAGGATGGTGACTCACCGCAAGAGGAATTTGAGGTAGAGACTGAGGCTCCCCGAGAGGAGACGCCCCAATCGCAAGCTTCATCTGTCGTGGCTCCTGCCACTCGTAATAACGGGGCGAGATCGCGACAAGTAAAACTGTCGGAATCAGCACACCGACTATCTAAGCGGCTTGGGATTACTCCCGAGCAATACGCCCGTCAACTATTGAAGGAATCCAATAATGGCTGAAGGCGACAAGCGCACCCCTAGGGAACTAGAAAAACGCGACAACACGACGCGACAAGAATCGTGGCAACCACCGTCAATTTTACCTGATCCAGACCCTCAACCTGGCTGGGAATTCAGATGGATTCGCACCAGTATGATGGGACAGGATGACAATCGGCATGTATCCATGCGGTTTCGCGAAGGATGGCAACCTGTGAAAGCAGAAGATCATCCCGAATTAATGGTGATACCGGATCATGGAACTCGGTTTGAGGGCAATGTTGAGGTTGGAGGATTGTTGCTATGTAAAGCGCCCAAAGAGCAGCTGGAAGCAGCGCGGGAATACAACCAGCGTAATTCTAAGCAGCAGATGGAGGCGGTAGATAATAGCTACATGAAAGATAACGATCCGCGTATGCCGAAGCTCCCCTCGGAGCGGAATACGCAGGTTTCTTTTGGCCGTGGCAATAGATAAAACTAACGATCTATTGCTCATTTTTAGGAGTTCGTAGGTATGGCTACAACAGCCGCCCCTTACGGTGCTCGGCCTATCAATACAACGAGTGCAAGCGGTTCCTACACAGGAAAAGTTCAGCACATCAAAATTGCTAGCGCCTATGGCACTGCTATTTTCTATGGGGATTTTGTCAAGCTAGTCACTGCTGGTACAGTCGAGAAAGACACCGGCACAACAGCTTGTACGCCCATAGGGATTTTTATGGGATGCAAGTACACCGATTCCACCACGAATCAGATGACCTTCAACCAACAATGGCCCGCTTCGATGGCAGCATCGGACGCAATGGCTTATGTTGTTACAGATCCTGAAGTTCTGTTTCAGATGCAGGGCGACGAAGCTATCGCTCAAGCGGCTCTCGGTGCGAATTCTGCCGTTGTTCAAACGGCGGGGTCTACGTCTATCGGAAACAGCAAAAACGCTGTAGACGGTTCGACGGTTGCAACCACTAATACGCTACCAGTTAAGATTGTCGATTTTGTCGATGGTCCTACCAGCTCGGTTGGCGATGCATATACTGATGTCATTGTGAAATTCAATGTGGGTCATCAGTTAACCAATACCACAGGTATTTAAGGAGGAATAAATCATGGCGATTTCACGCGCTCAGATGTTGAAAGAACTCCTCCCAGGCTTAAATGCTTTGT